TCCGATCTCCTATTCGCTCGCGCCTCCAAGTAACGAGAAACGCGTCAGGGCACCATCGCACCGGGAAAGGAAGGTCCGGAACGTGTATCGCGATCCCGTAGGTGCTCTCTACCTCTCCGAGTTCGATCGCCCGATCTCGATCGAGCGCGCTCGTCGGCTGGCGACTCGACCGCTCAACGCTCACGAGGCGTTCCTCGTTCTCGACCTCGGCCGTCGCTCGCTTCCCTGGTCGACGAGCGACGCTCGGCGTCGGACCTTCGGCTTCCGGTCCGACGCGCTCTAGGTGCGCGCGTATTGGGCCCGCGGTTCCGGGAACGGGAACTTCGGCGATCTCCTAACGGCGTTCCTCTTCCGGCGCCTCCTCGGCGTCGAGCTCGAATGGTCCGAGCGTGAAGACGCCGAGCTATTCGCCGTCGGCTCGATCGCCGAGGCGATCCCGTCCGACTTCGAAGGCGTCGTCCTCGGGTCGGGCTGTATGTTCGACCAGCCGGTCGAGTTCCCGAAGGCGCGCGTCCTCGCTCTCCGCGGGATCCTTACGGCTCGCCTCGCCGGCCTTCACCCGCCACTGCTGGCCGATCTCGGCCTCCTCGCGGCGGATATCCTCGACCGTCGACCGAAGCGCGATATCGAGGTCGCGACGCTCCGGACCGGAGGCGACCCGCGACCCGCGATCGGCGAACTCCTCGATCCCGAGAACGGGGATCCGGAGGCGATTATCGAGACGGCCGCGAGGTCGAAGCGGATCGTCAGTAGCAGCCTTCACGGCCTGGTCCTCGCGGACGCGCTCGGGATCGTGAATATGTGGGATCCGTACCCTCCGGCCGACGCCGGCGCCGGCTTCAAGTTCCGCGATTACGCCTCGGCCTACGGCGAGCGGATCGAGCCGTTTAAGTGGCGCGTGGCCGATCAGGTCCTCGTCGGCGCGAAGCAGGAAGCGCTCCGAGCGTCGCTGCGCGACCTCCCGATCGGCGCGCCGGCGTGACCGTCGCGTCGGGCCCGTGGCGGAACCGGATCGTCGGCGAAGGCGAGGAGGACCCGACCTCGCTCCTCGCCAACCCGAAGAACTGGCGAACGCATCCCGGACGCCAGCGGGACGCGCTCCGCGGGTCGCTCGGCGTCGTCGGGTGGGTCCAACGGATCATCGTTAATCGGACGACGGGTCACGTCGTCGACGGTCACGCGCGGATCGAGGAGGCGATCTCGGCCGGAGCTCCGAACGTCCCGGTCCTGTACGTCGAGCTAACGGCCGAGGAGGAGGACCTCGTCCTCGCGTCGCTCGACCCGATCGGAGCGATGGCCGGGACCGACCAGGCGAAACTAGTCGAGCTCCTCGGCGACGTCGCCGTCGACGAGGCCGGCCTCTCGCACCTTCTCGACTCGCTCCGGCCTCCGGACGGCGACGCCTATACGGCCGCGATCGAGGTCCCGCGCTACGAGCCGACCGGCGCGATGCCGGCGATCGAGACGCTCTTCGACGAGACCAGGACCGAGGCGCTCCGGAACCGGATCCTCGACGCGAACGTTCCGAAGGAGATCGAGGACTTCCTCTTCGCCGCGGCTGGTCGACATACCGTCTTCGATTACGGCCGGATCGCGGCGTTCTACGCTCACGCCGAGCCGGAGGTCCAACGCCTCTTCGAGGACTCGGCGCTCGTTATCGTCGACTTCGAGAACGCGATCCGGGACGGCTACGTTCGCTTCATGGGCGCGATCGAGGAGCTCGAAGCCGAGGACCGCGATGCCTACTAGCGCGGATCCGCGGTCCTGGGCCGCGTTTATCCTCACGAACGGCCGGCCGGAGAAGCAGCTTACGTACCGCTCCCTCCGTCGCCACGGCTATACCGGCCGGATCGTCCTCGTCGTCGACGACGAGGACCCGACCCTCGACGCCTACCGCGAGCGCTTCGGCGACGAAGTCGAGACCTTCTCGAAGGCGGAGGTCGCGGAGACCTTCGACCCGGCCGACCTCTCGACGGACCGTCGGACCATCGTCTACGCGCGGAACGCGTCCTACGAGATCGCTCGCCGGCTCGGCCTCGATTACTTCCTCGCGCTCGACGACGACTACACGTCGTTCCTCTATCGCTATACCGGGCGCCAGGGTCCCTACTCGCACAAGCGCTCGATGACTGGCGCGACCGAGATCCGGTCCTTCGACCAGGTCGCCGAAGCGATGTTCCGGCTCCTCGACGATACCGGCGCCGTAACGGTCGCGATGTCGCAGGGAGGCGACCATATCGGCGGAGGCGGAGCGTGGACGATGGTCCACGGCTATAAGCGAAAGGCGATGAACTCGTTCTTCCTCCGGACCGACCGGCCGGTCCGCTTCGTCGGCCGGCTAAACGAGGACGTCAACGCCTACGCGCTCTTCGGCTCCCGCGGCGACCTCTTCCTCTCGGTCTCGGCGTTACAGCTAAACCAGGCGGCGACGCAGGGAACGCCGGGAGGAATGACCGAGATCTACCTCGCCAGCGGGACCTACGTTAAGTCGTTCTATACGGTGCTAATGTGCCCGTCCTTCGTTACGATCGCGCCGATGGGAACGCAGCAGAACCGGCGCCTCCACCATCGGATCGCCTGGGAGAACGCCGTCCCGAAGATCCTCGCGCCGGAGCTCCGCCGTGGGTAGGCGCGGACCTCCTCCGCTCCCGACGCCGATTAAGCAGCTTCGCGGCGAGACCCGGCCGCAGCGGCTAAACGAGGAGCGGCCGCGGCCGGTCGCGAAGCTCCCGATCCCGCCGGCCGATATGGACCCTCGCGCGCGGGAGGTATGGGACCGTCAGATCGAGTCGATGGCCGCGACCGGCGTCCTAACGGTCGTCGACGGCGACGCGCTCCGCGCGTACTGCGAAGCGGTCTCCCGATACGAGCAAGCCGCGCGCCTCCTCGCGAGCTCGGGCCCGCTGGTTAAGGGAGCGAGGACCGGCGAGCTCGTAAAGAACCCGCTTCACCAGGTAGCGCGCGACAACGCCGTTCTTATCCGGCTCTTCGCGCGCGAACTCGGCTTCGTCCCGGCTGGTCGCGAAGGGATCCGGCCGGCTGGCCTCGGCGAGAGCGAGGACGACTTCGACCGCTGGCTAACCGGGACCGGCTAGGGTCGTGGACAATCCCGGAACGTTCCGCCATCGGCGAAGCGCTCGCTCGATCCCTACCGGACGAGGGTCACGCGGCGGACGCAGTCATACGCCGGAATACTGGCGCGAATACCGGGCCCGCCGGAAAGCCGAGGGCGACTCGCTACCGGGAGGTCACGTTCGCGGTGATCGCTCGCGGGAATACGCTCGTCGACCGAGTCGCGCTATCCCGCCGATCCCGCTCCTCTATCCCGACCTCGTCCGCGGGTCGTCCGTCTCGTATTGGGAAGACGAGCTCCGGATCGACCTCGCGCAGGAACGAGCGCTCGCGCTGGTCGAAGGTCGAGATCCGGACGAGGCGACGCGGCGGTATCGAGCGCGCGAAATGGCCTGGTATCGGCTAACGGCTCCGCTCGCCGAACTCGCCGCGTGACGAACAAGAAGGTCTCCTCCCTCGCTCCGGCGAGGCGCCGTCGCCGAGCACCGGCGGCGCCTCCGCCGGATCCCGTCACGGCCTACGCGCTCGACGTCGTAGCCGGCCGGGTCGTCGTCGGGAAGTACGTCCGGAAAGCCGCGGAGCGACACCTCGCCGATCTAGCGTCCGGAGCGAAGCGCGGACTCTACTTCGACGTCGACGCCGCGCTCCGCGCGATCGCCTTCCCGGAGCTCCTCCGGCACTACAAGGGCGAGTGGGGTCCGCTACCAGGCGTCCGGCGCGAGGGTCTCCCGATCGTCCTCGAACCGTGGCAACGCTTCGTTATCGGCGCGCTCTTCGGCTGGAAGCGCGCCGACGGGACCCGGCGGTTCCGGAACGCCTACCTCGAAGTCGCGAAGAAGAACGGGAAGACGCTCCTCGCGGCCGTGATCGGGCTCCTGCTGGCCTTCTTCGACGGCGAACCAGGCGCCGAGGTCTACTCGGTCGCGACGAAACGCGACCAGGCGAAACTAGTTTGGCTCGACGCGTCGCAGATGGTTAAGAAGAACTCGCGCCTCGCGAAGCGTCTCCAAACCCTCGCGCTAACGATTACGGACCTCAATACGGCGTCGTTCTTCCGGCCGCTCGGCCGGGACTCGGGCGAGGGCGAGCAGGGCGTAAACGTTCACGGCGCGATCGTCGACGAGCTCCACGTCCTCGAAGATCGCGACTCGATCGATAACATCGAGACGGCGACGTCGGCGCGCCGGCAACCGCTGGTCCTAAAGATCACCACGGCCGGCGTTAAGCGCGAGTCGGTATGGTGGGAGGAGCGCTCCGACGCGATCGCCGTTATCGAGGGTCGCGCCGAGGACGACGCGATGTTCGTCGCGATCTATACGCTCGACGAGGGAGACGATCCCTTCGACGAGGCCGTGTGGCCGAAGGCGAACCCGAACCTCGGCGTCTCGGTGAAGGTCGACGGGCTCCGCGAGCAAGCCGCGATCGCGCAGCGATCGCCCGGTAAGGTCGCGGCGTTCCTCCGCTTCCGGATGAATATCCCGACCGGCGTCTCGACGCGAGCGATCGATATCGACGAGTGGGACGCGTGCGCCGGCCTGGTCGACGACGAGGATTACTTCGAGTGGGAGGAACGCGTCTTCGGCGAGCCGCGCGCCGGCTACGGCGGTCTAGACCTCGCGTCGGTCCTCGACCTAACCGCCTTCGCGTTCCTGGTCCGCGACGAGGAGCGCGAGACGTACCAGGTCCTTATGCGGTTCTACTGTCCGGAGGACGGGATCGAGGAGCGCTCCCGGCGGGACGGCGTTCCGTACGCCGATTGGGTCCGCGACGGCTACCTAATCGCGACGCCGGGGAACGTGACCGATTACGACTTCGTCGAGGCCGACTTCCTCGAACTCGGCGAGCGGCATACGATCGGCGAGACTGGCTTCGATCGGTGGAACGCGACGCAACTCGCGACGGATCTAATGGCCGAGGGCGCCGGGATGATCGCGATCGCGCAGACGCATTCCGGCCTCGCGCCAGCGTGGCGCGAGTTGACGAAGGCGATCCTAGAGAGGAAGATCGAGCACGGCGGGCACCCTATCCTTCGCTGGATGGCGGGAAACGTCGAGGTCGAAACGGATCCAGCCGGTAACGAGAAGCCGTCGAAGCGGCACTCCGCGGAGAGGATCGACGGGATGATCGCGCTCGATATGGCGCTCGGTCGGTGGATGGCGCACGGCGAGGCGCCGGTAATCTGGTCCGCGGCGTGACCCGAGCCGGGTTCGCCGGGATCGGCCTCCTCGTCGTCTCCTTCGTCCTCGGAGTCCTGGTCGGAGGGTGCGTAGCGTGAACATCGTTTCGACCGTATCGCGTCCGTTCGAGACGGTCGGCGCGGCGGTATTCGGCGGCGTCTCGATGCTCTTCGGCCGAGCTCGCTCGACGACGCTCTACCTCGGCCGAACCAGGATCGACTACGCGAGCGAGATCGGGGATCCGGCGACGAACTCGATCGTCGGCGCCGTCGTCGGCTGGATCGCGCGTAACCTCCCGGAGGCGCCGATCCGGATCGTTAAGGAGGGAACGACCGAGGTCGCGTTCGAGGCGTCCGCGACCGGACCAGGCGCGATGCTCCGCCTTCTCGCGAACCCGAACCGATACTTCTCCGGCGAGCTCCTTCTTAACGCCGTCGTCGTCGACTATCACATTCGCGGGAACGCGTACCTCGCTAAGGGTCGGGCTCCCGGCGGGCGCGTTACCTCGCTATGGTGGATCCCGGCCGGGATGCTCGAACCGAAGTGGCCGGAGGACGACCCGACCGTCTTTATCGGCTGGTACGAGTACACCGTCGACGGCGTTAAGTACGCGATCCGACCGGAGGACGTCGTCCACTTCCGGTACGGCGTCGACCCGCGGAATACGAGGAAGGGTCTCGCGCCGATCGCGCCGCTAACCCGCGAGATCTTCACGGACGACGAGGCGGCGAACTTTACGGCCTCGCTCCTAAAGAACCTCGGCGTTCCCGGCGTCGTCCTCGCGCCGGCGAATACGACGGGCCCGACCGGGCGCCAGGACCCGGAGACCGTGAAGTCGAAGTTTATGGAGAAGTTCGGCGGCGATAAGAGAGGCGAGCCGCTCGTCCTGACGTCGCCGACCGACGTTAAGGTCCTCTCGTTCGCGCCGAAGGATATGGAGCTCGCCGCGCTCCGGCGGATCCCGGAGGAGCGGATCTCGGCGAACCTCGGCGTTCCGGCTGGCGTCGCTCAGCTTGGCGCCGGCCTCGACCGGAATACGTTTACGAACTACGGCGAGGGGAACGTCGCGGCCTACACGCAGGGCGTCATCCCGAAGCAACGCCTCCTAGCCGGCGACCTCGAACGGCAACTCCTCCCGGAGTTCGCGGACGGCGAGGAGCTCGCCGGCCTCGACGTATGGTTCGACTGGACTCGCGTCGCGGCTATGTCGGCGCTGGCCGCGGCGGTATGGGCGAGGCACGAAAGCGCGGCGACGAAGGGTCTCCTAACCCGGCGCGACTTCAAGCGCGCGGTCGGGAAGCCGCACGACGCCTCGGACGACGTTTACGTGATGCCGAATAACTACGTCGTCGTCGAGCCGAAGGTCGACCCGATCCGGCTCGTCGCGGAGCGTCCGGCTCCGCCGCGGCTCCTTAACCCGCCGGCGCCGGACGAGGAAGCGGCGGTCGCCGCGAACTGATGGTCGACCAGCCGGACCCGAACCTCGGACCCGTCGAGCGGCCGAAGCCGAGGCATAAGCACCCGGAATATATCGATCGTTCCGAGCTCGAAGGAGCGGTTCCCGGCGCGGAGGGACCTCCGGGTCCGGAGGGTCCTCCGGGTCCGGAGGGACCTCCCGGCGAACAGGGGCCGATCGGCGAGCAGGGTCCTCCCGGAGATCCGGGACCAGCCGGCGACCCTGGTCCTCCCGGAGATCCCGGAGCGACGGGAGAGCAGGGACCCGACGGAGATCCCGGACCCGACGGGTCGCCGGGACCCGACGGAGCTCCGGGAATGGACGGAGCCGACGGTGATAAGGGTCCTCCGGGAGATCCCGGTCCCGTCGGCGACCCTGGTCCGACGGGAGATCCCGGTCCGGCCGGCGAGGTCGGAGATAAGGGTCCGACCGGCGATCCCGGCGCGGTCGTCTGGCCGATCGGGATTATCGTCGCCTGGTCGGGTCCGGTCGCCGAGATCCCGTCCGGCTGGTCGCTATGCGACGGCGCGAACGGGACGCCGGACCTCCGGGATCGGATGATCCTCGGCGCCGGCGGCTCCCGATCGCCGGGAGCGACCGGAGGCGCGGAGACGCACGGTCACTCGTTTAACCAGCCGAACGCGCATCCGGCGCTCTCTCACGCTGGCGCGGCCGTCTCGGCGCACGTCGTTACACAGCCGGACGCGCATACTCAGGTCCCGAACCATACGCACCCGCAGATGCGGTTCCCGACGGCGACCGGCGGATCGACCGGGTTTACGGTCGACACGTCGATGTCGGGAACGCCAGCCGCGGCGAACGACACCGGGAACCCGAGCGGAGGCGTCGCGTCGGTCCCGCACTCCGGGACGGCGGTCGCCGCTCACTCCGTAACGCAGCCGAACGACCATGCGAGCGCGAGTCACGCCGGAGGGTCCGTCGCCGACGGGAGCTCCCTCTCTCCCTGGTACGCGCTGGCGTTGATCATGCGAACGAGCGCGTAACCCGTTGCACCGAGCGGCGCGAAAGACGTAGCATCCGCGAGACGGGAACCGTCACCAGGCGGAGGAGAGGTCCGTGAAGTACGCGAACATTATTCGAGCGGTCCTCGCGCGGCCGTGGGCGATCGACCCGGAGTCGCTAGCGTGGGCGGCGATCCTCGACGTCCTCTCGCTCCGCGCCAGCGGCGAGCGACTCTCGGACTCCGAGATCGAGGCGAGGATCGAGGCGGCGCAGAACGGACCGCGAGCCGGCGGAAGGCGCGACCGCGCGGTCGCCGTTATTCCGGTCTACGGCGTTCTCTCGCCGAAGGCCGACGCGATGACCCGGAGCTCCGGCGGGACGACCGCGGCGTCGATCCGGAACGAGTTCCGGTCCGCGCTGGCCGACTCGGAGATCGACGGGATCGTCTTCGACGTCGACTCTCCCGGAGGATCCGTCGAAGGGATCGACGAGCTCGCGGAGGAGATCCGCTCGGCGCGCGGCGAGAAGCCGATCGCGGCGGTCGCTAACCATATGGCCGCGAGCGCGGCGTATTGGCTCGCGGCCGGCGTCGACGAGTTCGTCGCGACCCGCTCGGCGACGGTCGGCTCGATCGGCGTCTTTACCGCTCACCAGGACGTAAGCGCGGCGATGGAGCAGAAGGGGATCCGGACGACCCTTATCTCCGCCGGGAAGTACAAGGTCGAAGGTAATCAGTTCGAGGCGCTCGGCGACGAGGCGCGCGCGGCGATCCAAGAGGACGTCGACGCGTTCTACGGGCTAATGACGTCCTCGATCGCGAAGGGTCGCGGCGTCGGCGTCGAGACCGTCCGCTCCGGGTTCGGAGAAGGCCGGACGGTCCTCGCGAAGAAGGCGCTCGATCTCGGGATGATCGACCGGATCGACTCTCTCGAAAACACCATTCGTCGCGTAGCGCGCGGACAGGTCGGGAGCCGACCAGCCGCGGCCGCGCTCGGCGAGTCGGCGGCGTCGGCGTACGTCGTCGGGTTCTCTGACCAGGACGGCGCGGGAACCGCTCCGTCGTTCGCGGCTCGGGTCGAGGCGGCATCCGCCGAGGTTCGAGCGATCGGAGTCGAGGCGCGTAGGCGTTTCGAGCTCCGGATCGCCGAGGGACGTGTTCCCTCGACGAAGGACCTCGCCGCTCTCTCCGGCCTGGTCGACGCGTTCGCGTCGATCGAGCTCCCGGAGATCGACGAGGAAGAGGCCGACGGCGCGGAGGTTCCCGCCGAGGCCGAGGTTCCCGCTACGGACGCCGTCGTTCCGCGACGCCGACTCGGGCTCCAACTGCTCGAAGAGGCCGCGCGAGGCGGCTACGTCCTCCCGTCCTGAAAGGAGTTCCTCGGGTGCGTGACATTCCCTACCAGCGCTTCGCGGGAAGCGTGGCGGCGTTCGGCGCCTATGGCGCGCCGTCGTTCGCCGGCTACCGCGTGAGCGGTCGACTCGCGCTCCTCGTCGGCCTTCTCGCCGTCGTCGGAGCGCTCTACTTCCTCGGCGCGATCGGGCCCGAAGGCGTCGCCTACGCTGGCGTCGCGGCGGTTCCGCTCGGCGCCGGCGCATCGAAGCGCGAAGAGGCGCTCGCGAAGCTCCTCGAAGCGAAGGCGCTCGTCGGCGAGGACGATACGGTCTCGCCGGAGAACGAGGAGTCCTTCGCCGCGCTTATGACCGAGTTCCGAGATCTCGACCGGGAGGCCGCGAAGATCGCCGGCCAGGACGAGAACATCGGCACCATGCGCGAGCGGTTGGAGTGGTACACCGGCCAGGCGACCGGAACGCCGCTCCGCTGGCAGCGGACGACGATCGACGATACGTCGGCGCTCTCGCCAGGCGAGCAGTTCGTCCGGTCCGACGCCTATAAGGGCCTCGTCTCGTCCGGCGTTATCCAGACGCCGAACGGGAAGTTCCGGACGGATCCGGTCGTCGTCGGCCGGCCGATCCCGTCGCAGATCCAGGGCGCCGCGAGCGATATCATCCAGACCGAGAGCGGCGGGCCAGCTAACGCGCTCATCACGCCGTATCGCCTTCCGGGGATCCTCGGCTTGCAGCAGCGGCCGCTCACCGTCCGGGATCTCTTCCCGAACGAGAACATGACCTCGGGCGACACGATCGAATACGCGCAGCAGTCCGGGTTCGATAACGCCGCGGCCGCGGTCGCTCAGGCGACGGCGACGAACGGCTCGGACGCGGCCGGCGGGCTTAAGCCTCAGTCCTCGATCGCATGGACCGAGGCGACGGCTCCCGCGCGCTGGATCGCTACCTACATGGTCGCGACCCGTCAGGCGCTCGCGGACGAGTCGCAGGTTCGCTCGCTGATCGATAACCAAGGCCGGCTGATGATCCGGCTCGAAGAGGAAGACCAGCTCGTCGCCGGAAACGGGACCGCTCCGAATATCTCGGGCATCCTCGACCAAAGCGGGCTGCAACTCCTCGACGTCTCGGCGTACTACGACGATCAGAACCTCGACGCGATCCGGACGGC